TGAAGGATCGCCAACAGCAGGATAACGCCAACCAGTATGAGTTGTAGGTGCAACACCAAATGCAGGATTAGCAGCTGCATTCACTTGCTGATGTCCATAGATTAGTATAGGATTATCATTCATGTTTTTATGATCAATCCCTTCACTTCTTACATTTTCTGCATTGATACCGCTTGTTGAGCCGTTTAATGCATTACTGTTATTATTAACTTCAGTTGCATCTGTAACCTCGTTTTTTGGGTAAAAGTTTGCAAGATTTACTGTAGCCATTTATCTTCTCCTATTCCAGCAAGCAAGCTGACCACCAAAGAAGGTCATTATAGCTTGATTATCTGTATCGTTTATTCTACCTGGAACAAGACAATAAACATCGACTGTATGAACGCCTTTGCCTATTTGTGTGTTTGCATTTAACATTACTGTATGCCAAGGTTGAAACATAGCAGAAGATCGGCATACTTCTACACCATCAACATCTATTCTCCATTCAACCCATTTCATTGAACATTGATCAGATGTCCCTCTCTTAACATAAGCTCTGTATTTTGGAATAAACACATTAACTTTCCAGTTTGTTTCTAACATTCCTTCTTCACATTTAACCTCAGTTCCTTTTACTTTAAACCAAGATCCACCTTCCATTAATGGATTATCGCCATAATGAAGCCCATAAACAGAGTTACCTTGAGGATTAGGCTGTGATCCACTACCCCCACCTGTAAAGTTTCCATCAAGAATGGTTGTGAAAAGTGCATGTGCATTTACATTCGATTCATGTTTAAATCTTCCAACAGAAAACTGTTTAAACTCGTTTCTTGCGGTGTTTGATAAACCACCTGAGTTAATACAATCTTCAGGAAGATTATCTCTATCCATACCTCCATTAATAACATCAGCATAGTTTGAGTAAGCTATGTCAAACTCTCTTGATGATGTTATGTCATCGTCAGCTATAGATTTTTGTCTCCATCTAAACGGCATTAGGATTTCCCCCTTAATGTTTCTATTGTCGAAGCTTGGTATTCCACTGCATAACCGAAAAATACCACTGGGGTCGGCCCTGTCTCAAATGAAAAAGCAAACTCACTACAAGATCCTAAAACTATTGGGTATCTTATACAAGTTATTGTTGGATCTTGCCAAAATGTTTGACCCCAAATAGCAGCAACACCATCATCAGTTTTTGGAGTAGCTGTTTCGCGATAAGTTGGTTGATTTTCAGCATCACCAATCTGCATTTGTTTTGCATCAGCAGTTACAAATCTAGCCCAGTTTCTATCTTTGTGAAAGCTTAAAGCCAATGGTGCATCCCCAGTTGTTTGTATGTATAGATACAAATACTTAGGCTGCTTCTTCTGAAAAGGTGAGCCCATGTCCATCCACTGAGATTTAAATGTTGCACTAAATGCACCACCTTGTGTGTATGTAATGTCTTCACCACTTCCAACTGAGACATAACCCATTGGCCTAGCTCTTGAAATAACTTGGATCCCTGTAACAGGATCGTTCTTGGATAAATCATAAGCCTGATTTGCACCATAGATTATGTTTCCATCCTTGTCTGTTGTTAAGCAGCCTACCTTATAAGCTATGTTATCGCGTGTTGTCCAAGCACCTGAATCCTGATGGAAAATAATACCTGTATTTAGCTTAGGATGCCCATCAGTTGAGATGTAAAAGTGTGCCTCTCTCCATTGATGTGAATAGATGCTAACAAACTTTGAAAGTTTATCTTTACTCATTCTTTCTATTAAGCCATCTATTTCTGCAGAGATTTTATTGATAGATAATGATGAGCCTCCATCTAATCCACCAGTTAAAAGATACACCCCATCCGTGGATAGGAACATCAATCCAAGATTAGGTATGGCTTGTATCGTGTGCGGGCTTCTCGTTCCAATACCTGAAACAAAAGGAACTAACTCAAATCCATTTAAAGGATCACCTCTAACTAGATCTATAGCATCTTCTCTAAATACAAACAAAGAGTTATAATAAGTGAATAAAGCAGTTATGTCTCCGCCTAATGAAGTTCCTGTTTCGAAATAATCAAAAGCTCCATAGGTATCGCATTGAAGAGGCTTTGAATGATAAAGCCTATTTGGCATTAAAGCGCCTCCATCTAGAAATAGACAGTTTTTATAAGTGGCTGAAAAGCGTGCTCCACTGGCAGGAAAAGCAACACTATCGTTTTCACTAGGTGCTGTTGCTCCTAACTGGCTATCTGCTTTGAAATCCATAACGAATGTATCAACATTATTAGGTATTTGCATACTGAAGAAGAAATCAGTTCCTACATTGTTTTTCGTCCTATACAATCTTCTAGCTACCGTCCCTGTAGGGCCAACTGGAAGAGTTACCTTTACACATGGGGTGTTCTCATAAGTGTTGGTGCCTTTTGTTATTGTTTCAGTTGTCCATCTTACGATGCCTGAAGGTTCTGAGATTGGCGATTCAGATCCATTCTCATTTACAAAAGAAACCCTCCAAGAATAAGAGTTCTCAGCATTGGCTGTTGAAGATCCTATTCCCATAAATGCATCATCTTTAAATCTAGTATCACCACCTGTTTCACTTTGTCCTTGCTCGTAACGATCTGTCCCTTCAATAAAGTTATAAGGCGATCCATCACCAGGCTTATTTGTTGGTGGTGTTCCTATTGGAGGAGATGGCCTATTAAGCCAACCAACTGGATAAATCCTATTTTTCTGTGCGCGCCATTTCATTGGCCCATCATTACCATTTGAGATTACTAAATACTTTCCAAATGGTTGATACCAGGATCCTGCCTCATTTGAAGCGGGTATTGTCCTTGATGAATCTAATGTATTACTAACTGAAGTAGCACCAGGTGATGGGTTCAAATAATAAAGCGAACCACCTGCCTCGAACAAGATCCATTGCTGTGCTGAGTTATGTCGTCTCCAGCAGTAAATACTATCAACTGGATGATTGGGATAATAAGAAAGGGGATAACCCCTCTCTGAACAGAAGGTTTCATAACCTACCTGATTATTCCATGATTTTGTTTTGGCGTCATAACACCAGTTTTCCATTTCATTTGCTGACCCATTTGCTGCTGGTATTCGGAGATCTAATCCGAGCTGTGGGGCTACTTGCATTTTTCCAGCTGTTTTCATTATTTAAATCCTATGAATGCGTCAATGTTCTGTATGGGCTTGGTAATCTAGGCCCAACCTGAAATCCATCCTTTATCCATGTTGCGGATCTTTGAGTGAAGTATTTATTGTCGATTCTTAATAGCTCTTTTTCTGCCTTCTTTTCATAGTATAAAGCCATGTCAGGATTATTATGTTTCATAAATAGCTCTGAACATGTAGCATAAACAATGTATCTATGTGTATCTGAAGGACAGTTAGGCAAGTCATAATCATCTTCTAACTTCTTAGGAAAGAAACAGTAGCGAACTTGTATTGGCACTGTAGATGCAGGACGAGGGTATAGCCTTATTCTTTTTCTATAACCCATGTTCGGCTTGGATCTGGCCAGTTGTTTAATGTCTTCTATGTTATTAATCGGTGTATTATTATTATTCCAAGCGTATGTGGTTGCACTATCTTCAATGACGAAGGTATTCATTCCTGTAACACCCCACGCACCAGCAGATAAGTTATCTATTCTATAAGTGCTCATGTCTCTAAAGAAAGTTTCAGCCATTGCATTAGCTGTTCCCATTGCTGTAAAACCTGATTTAGCTCTTATGTAAAACTTTTTGCGTAATCCATAAACACCTAAAGCGGTTGTCTGTAAGGTTGTAAATGTAAATGTTTTATTTGAAGCTGAAATCTCTACTTCAAAAGGATCTGACCATTGCGATTCAACACCTCGCCAAGTATAAGCCATTCTAAACTCATACTTCCCTTGAGGCCAACCAACAGCCGGGCCGGCTTGTGCAGATACATCTACTTTAAAATCTACACCTGCGCGTGGAACATAATCAAATGCATCCATTGTATGGTCAGGTAAGCTATCATAAACGATGTAGCTATCTGGAGATCCTGTGAGATTATTCCTTAAATCCCATTCTTCTTCAACTCTTCTTGCTAGTGGTTGAATGTTGCCCATAACAGCAGTGCCGTTTTTAACTTCATTACGAATACCACAAGAAAGGATCTGATTAACATCATCAGGAAGAGTTAAGAACCTTTGTTCAACATTAACTGTTACTGTT